AGCCTACAATCACAGTCAGAGATTATGCTAGAGGTCAAACAGTTGATACACAAATATTAGCTGATGATCAAATAACTATGACAGTCGATCAAGGTTCTTATTTTGCTTTTAAAGTAGATGATATTGAAGAAAGACAATCTCATGTAAACTTTGAAGCTCTTGCAACCTCTTCAGGTGCATATTCATTAAAGAAAAACTACGATTACAATGTATTGAAGTTTATATACGACAATGCTAGTGATGGTACTGGTTCAGGAACTGATGGTTCACCAATCGATGGTGACGCAGCTGTAGATACTTTAGCAAATTTAGTATCAACGCTTAAAAAGAACCTGGATAAAAATGATGTGCCAGAAGAAAATAGATGGCTAGTTGCTCCACCTGAATTCTTTGAACAATTAAGAAAAGCAGGCGGAAAACTATCTGACCAATCAGTAATGAACGATGGTGGTGCATCACAAATCAGAAATGGTAAAGTTACAGACAGACCATTATTTGGTTTTAATATGTATTCATCAAACGCTATTGCTGTATCAGGTGGAAGTGCTGCATCTCATACTTTTGGATCTGCTGGATCTAATGAGTATGCTTATGTATACGGACACATGTCAGGAGTTGCAACTGTAAATCATATCGCAAAAACAGAATTAATCAGAGACCCTGATTCATTCGCTGACGTTGTCAGAGGACTACACGTATTTGGAAGAAAAATCCTTAGAAGTGAAGCAGTCCAAAGAGGCGTTATAACAATAGGTTAATTAGGAGGATTATAGAAAACTATGGCAACTTATAATGTAACAGGTGCTGGTGGGACTACTGGACATCCGTCTAATGGTAGAACACCTTATATGGTTGAAAATACAATTGATGTATCAGCAATTAATGCTGATAGCGGTGCAGCACAGAATGATATCATTCAGTGCTTAGACATCCCTGCTGAAACTTTAATCATGGAAGCTGGAATCGAGGTAGTCACAGCACTATCTTCTTCAGTTACTATGGACTTAGGTATCACAGGTGGAGACATTGACAGATACGCTGATGGCGACACAAACGCTACAGGGTTTTCTGCACCAACGGCTACAGCTAGAACTATAATTGCAAGTGCAGATACTTTGGATATTAAAGTCTTAGACGCAGCTGCGTCTGCAGGTAAGATCCGAGTATTCGCTGTACTTTGTGATGTAGCAGGTATTGACGAAACCGACAGAAATACAGACACTCAACACGACACAGCAGTGTAATCTGTATAATTTTAAGGGGGGCTATATGTCCCCCTTATTATATTACCCCTTGTAATATTTAGGAGATTTATGACAACTTACGATTTAACAAAAAAAACTAGAGCTAGTACAGGACAAAGAATTATACATTTAGGTCCAGTTGATAATACTATGAGGGTTATTGAATTAGAAAAAAGACTTGATAATCAAGAAGAAAAACTTAACAAAATATTAGAATTATTACAGAATGGCAACAACTTACTTAATACTAGCAAATAGTGTACTTAGAGAATTAAACGAAACAGAGTTAACCTCTAGTACGTTTAGTTCTAGTAGAGGTATACAAACTGCAGTAAAAGATTTTATTAATAAGAGTATTCATGATATATATAATGAAACAGGAGAAATACCGTTATTATATTCTAGAACTACACAAGATTTAACTATTGGTGATAATGAATATAATTTTCCTGCTGACTTTAGAAAAGCAGATATGGATTCATTTTCTATGAAACCTAAAGAATTAGTAACTAATGGTGAGTTTACATCGAACATAACAAGTTGGACAACTGGTGATGGATCACCATCTTATACTTCAAGTGGTAATGGTAGATTAAATTTAAATGATGCAGCAGCTTATCAAGCCATTAATACTACAGTAAATAAAACTTATAAAATACAAGTTAGAGTTTTAAGTCCAAATAGCTCATCAAGTGCATTAATTATTAGAGTTGGAACATCAGCAGGCGGAACACAGAATTTAAATACAACACAAGCTGTAACTAATTTTAGAGAAGGTGCTATATTAAATACTACATTTACAGCTACAGCACAAACATCTTATGTATATGTAGAATCAGATGGTGTACAATTAGATGTAGATTATATAAGAATTTCTAGAAGTGATATAGCTGCTAGAAAATTAACGTTTATATCATACGATAATTTTTTACAATCATTTAAACCAACAGATGATACTAATACTAGCAGTGGTTATGGAACACCATTAAGAGTTTATATTTTACCAGATCATTCAGCATTTGGTGTTAGTCCAAGACCAAGTACAAATGAATTTACAGTAAGTTATGATTATTATACAACACATACAGATTTATCAGCTCATGGAGATAACATGTCATTACCTGATAGATTTCGATCTTTAATTGTAGACAGATCTAAATATTATACATATATGTTAAGATCAGATCCACAGCATGCACAATTAGCAGATAGAGATTTTCAAAGAAAATTAAGATTATTAAAAGTAGATTACGCAACTAAAAATGACTATATGAGAAGTGATACAATAGCAGAAAGTATTGCTACTAATATTGGTGGAAGAGTAAATTAATAAACAATGCCAACAACAGATTTAATATCCCCATTTGTTGTAAGTTGTGCGGGTGGTTTAACATTGAACAAAGATGTGTTCTCTATGCAACCAGGTGAAGCATTAATCTTACAAAACTTTGAGCCCGATATTAAGGGTGGGTATAGACGTGTTAGTGGTACAGCTAGATATAATAGTACAATTATACCTGAAGGATCTAGTAACTCTAGTTTAACTGTAGATTGTTCAATAATATTTAATGATCAAATTATTGTAGCAAGGGGTGGTGATATACATAGAGGAACTACATCTGGAAGTTGGACATCTTTAACTACAGGACTTGGAACTTCTACTAGAGCTTATGATTTTGAAAAGTTTAATTTTAATGGAACTGATAAATTAGTTATCGCAACAGGACATTCAGCTGCACAAATAATTAATACAAGTTATGCAGTTGATGTTGTAAATGCAACAGGTGGTGGTACAGCTCCGTCTAATCCTAAATTTGTAAAAGCATTTCAAAACCATATGTTTTATGCTGGTGGGACTAATTCACAAGAAGTTATATTTAGTGTACCTTTTGAGGAAGATAATTTTACAACAGGTAGTGGAGCAGGATCATTTAAAGTTGACTCTACTGTAGTTGGATTAAAAGTATTTAGAAATGAATTAATTATATTCTGTGAAGATAGAATATATAAATTAACTGGAACAGCAAGTGCATCATTTGCCGTGCAAGAAGTTACAAGAAATATTGGCTGTAGAGACGGTGGTAGTATTCAAGAGATTGGTGGTGATGTTATATTTTTAGCACCAGATGGATTAAGAACTATTGCAGGTACGGCAAGAATTGGTGACGTTGAACTTGGATCTATATCTAGACAAATACAATCTAGAATTGATGAAGTGACATTGGATAGAATATCATCTATAGTTATTAGAGGTAAATCACAATACAGATTATTTTACCCAGTAGATGCTACAGGACAATTATCATCAAAGGGAATTATAGGTGTATTAAAAAATAATCCTAATACAGGATCAATAGGATTTGAGTATGCAGATATGGTAGGTATTAAACCAGCTTGTACAGATTCAGATTTTATTAGTAGCGTTGAGACACAAGTATTTGGTGGATATGATGGTTTTATTTATAAAATGGAAACAGGAAATACTTTTGCAACAGGTGCAACTACAACAACAATACAAGCAGTATATAGATCTCCAGATATGGTAATGGGAGATCCTGGTCTAAGAAAATATATGCAAAGAGTTAATTTAAATTATGAAGGTGAAGGAACTTCTATTGATGCAAATTTAGCTCTTAGATATGATTATGATGATCAAAATACACCACAACCAACAAAAATAGCATTACCTAGTGTAGGTGGTGCTGGACAATATGGAGCAGCAAAATATGGTAGTTCACTATATGATGCATCAGGTGTTCCATTAGTAAGACAATCAGTAGAAGGCTCAGGATTTGCAGTAGCATTACAGATCGATGATCAAAATAGTGCAGACTCATTTTCAGTTAAAGGTTTTCAATTAGAATTTACTCCAGGAGGGAGAAGATAATGGCAGGCTATTCAGCAAGACAATCCAGTTTTACAACAGGTGATACTATCACTGCAGCTCATTCTAATGATGAGTTTAACCAAGTATTAGCTGCATTTAACGCAACTACAGGACACACGCATGATGGAACTGCGGGTGAAGGTGGTCCTGTTGGATCTATCAGAGATGCTGATAGTTTAAATAAAGTATTAGTTGATTCAACTAATAATCATTTAGAATTTTATGTAGAAGTATCTTCTTCTGCAGTACAACAATTAAGAATACAAGATGGTGCTATTGTACCTATAACAGATAATGATATAGACTTAGGAACTTCTTCTCTTGAGTTTAAAGATTTATATATAGATGGCACAGCTAACATCGATACATTAAGTTTAGATGGTACAGCTCTTACAGCTACAGGTACAGAAATTAATTTAATAGATGGTGGAGCTACAGTTGGCACTACAGCAGTTGCAGATGGAGATGGTATTATTCATAATGATGGTGGTACAATGCGAGTTACAAGTGCTACTACATTTAAAACATATTTCCAAACTGGAGTTACG